ACAACGTCAGACTCAGTGTTTGCTGGGTCTTGGCTGTCTGTGTGACTAGGATAAGTGTCACAAGTTTTTACATCCCAAGTATATGATATTGCCATTTTTATTCTCCTTTTAAATTAGCTTTCTAAAGCTGTTATTCTTGCTTCTAGTTCTTGTATTGTTTTTACCAGTAATGGTACTAATTTACTTTGGTCTATGCCTTGATATTCAGGATTACCTTCATCATCAACTGCATCTTTTTCACCTGTAATAGCTTCTGGAACTATGCTTGAAACTTCGTGAGCTAAGAAACCATCAACTAATGTATTTGTTTCATCAGATTTAAAATTAAATCTTTTTGGTTTTAGTTGTTTTAGTCTAGTGGTAGCATCTGTCATATCTGTTACATTTTCTTTTAACCTGTAGTCTGAAGATGTATTATAAGCTGTTGATGAACCTGTTGAACTTATACTACCAACAACACTACCATTATATATAAAATAATGAAACAAAGTCGTTCCTGATGTTAATGTTGAATAAACTACCATACCTCTATCAACACCACTCATAGCCTGTACCCATTTGGTAGAAGCTGTTGCTTTTGTATGCAATGCAGTACAGTTACTATCAACTGCGGAAGTAGTGCCTATAAATACTTGACCTGACGAAGTAATACGCATACGCTCTGCTAAAGTTCCAGAACCCTCTGTAATAAAAAATAATTCTGAATTTGATACAGAAGGCAACTCCATACCAATTCTAGCTTCGCCAGGACTGGTTGAGTGACATTGAAAATGTATATCAGCAAAAGTATCGCTTAATGTATTGTTGCTGTTGAAAATTGATAGTCTTGCACCACCATCTTGTTTTGCAGATGCGTCATAAGATGTAGCACTACTTTTTTTCAATTCAAGTATATTTGTTGGTGCTGAACTCCCAATTCCTACACGACCTGAAGAATCAATACGCATCCTTTCTGTATTATTAGTGCTGATAGTTAAATCTGTATTTAATTCTTGATTTATAAATGCTAAATCTGAACCACCAGTAAATCCGTTAGAATGTTTACCAATAATTAAGCCAGTAGACTCATTTTCTGTAACAAATCTAATTGCAGCTGTCGAACCATTAGCAGAACTTGTATTATTAATTTCAAGCGTAGGTCCAAAATCTGTTGAACTTCTAACTAATTCTAATAAGTGTGTAGGACTAGTCGTTCCAATTCCAACTCTATTATTTGTAGAATCAACTTTAAGGGTAGAAGTATCAAAAGTAGCATCACCTGAAACTGTAAGGCTAGATAATGTACCAACGCTTGTAATATTTGTTTGTGCTGCTGTTGCTAATGTACCTGTAATGTTTTGTGCAAAAGTGACCTCTTGACTTGCATTAATTGTCATGGCTGGGGTTGTGCCAACTGCTGATCCAAGGCCCATCACCAAACTATCTGAACTATCATCTAGTCCTAGATAATAATCTTGTGCGTTGCCGTCAAAAACAAGTTTGGTATCTTCTGCGCCAGCATCACCAATAGTTAGACTTGGGTTTGTGCCTTTTATAATTACTGCGCCGCCAAAATCTACTTGCCCCATGTCAACGGCTGTACCAGAAAGACTAAAAATGCCGTCAACTGAATCTAAGTTATTGTTGAGTTTTGTACCCCAAGTATCAGTTGATGCCCCTACCTCTGGTTTTGTAAGGTTTAAATTAGTTGTAAATGTATCTGCCATAAAATATCCTCTAAGCTGCGTCAGTCCAGGTTGTTGTTGTTACGGACTGATCTGTCCAAGTTGTTGTAGCTGGTGTTTGGTCTGTATAAGAGGTAGTTGCTACAATCTCTTCCTCCCATTTTAGACCTCCTTCAGCAGAAAATCCACTTGTTTGTGCAAATGTTCCTGCTCCTCTATCTATTTGTCTGCCTACGGCAACTACAGATCCTACGGCTGCAATAGTAGATTGACCTGTAAAAGTAAACCTGCCTACTGCTGTCATGTTTGAAACTACAGGTCCAATACTTGCGCCAAGATCAATTTGATGTCCTGTAGCTGTCATACTTGATGACGCTGCTATGACTGATGCACCTAGGTCTATCTGAACTCCAGATGCAGTCATACCTGATGACGCAGCTATAGTTGCTACGCCGTCATGTATAAGTGTGCTGTCTGCTGTAAATCCTGAAGATGCTGCTATAGTAGAAGCACCCGTAATTACAAATCTACCTGTTGCTGTAACTGCTGATGTGCCAGCTATTGTTGATGCGCCTGTAATAACAAAACGGCCAGTCGCAGTAAAACTTGATGATCCAGCCGCAGTTGCCTGAGCAAATTCGTAAGATGGTGTACCCCAATGACTCCTGCCGTATTTACTAAAGCCGTAGCCTACTGAGGCCATTGTATTAAGCTAGTGTAATATCTAAGTCGCCAGCATCAAATCTAAACACATCACCACTACTTACTGTTTTGTTTGCAGTAAGAGCAGCATAAGCAAGTAAATTACCAGCTGATGATGCGTCAAAAATACCAACTGCAACGACTGTTCCATAGTCAGCTGTAGCTGTTGGATATTCAATTGCTGCTGCGTTTGTTGCTGTTGTGGGATCAGTACCAGATACGTTAAATGTAGCTGTTTGCCTTGCGTATGCGCCGCCGCTTACTTCTGTTCCACCACCAGTATCAGTTGGTGCTACAGTAAACAAAGCTACATATAATGTTGATGGTGCTGTGAAAGCATTTCCACCAAATACATGGTCTAAAACTTTATCTTCTAAATAATCGCTAAATCCAGACATTTATATTCTCCTAATTGTTCTTCATATAATATATGTTTTTACCAGCTTTGCCATAAGTTTTTCTTCTTTGCATAAGAGATCCTTTGCCAAACTCTGCTTTTTCTTGTTGTAATCTTATTTCTTCTAAGGCTTTTTCAAACTGTGTTGTAAATAAAGGTATTCGCTCATCTTCCATCAAAAATACAGACGCGTGTTTTAAAGCACCATACAAATATGCGTCTGGATGATTTAGTGAAACAAAGTTTGTTGTGTTGCTATCGCTCAAAGCATCTACTTTTCCATAGTATGTCAATTGTAAAGTGTAGCTTGTATCTGGTGTTGGTGCTAATTCTAAACTTTTGTCAACGATTGCATAATAAATAGGTTGACCTGTTGAGTTATCATTTGATTTTCTATATACATCTAGTGATTCTATTGATTGTTGAAATAATGGTCTGAAATCATTTGATGTTATTTCTATGTTAATTGCTTCTAACCAATCAGTTGGTAAAGTTAGATATTGCGAATCAGCCGTTGCTGTCGCTCTTTTAACCATATCTTTTGTTCTTAATCTTCTATTAAGTTCGCCTTCAGTTGCGTCAATAAAAAAATCTAATTGATCTGTAAGGTCTGATCTATTTAAAAAACTAGCTATGTTTGTTTTTAACTCTGCGTATGTCATATTCTACCTTTCCAAGTTCTAAATGGTTTATTGTCAGGATCATTTAACCATTTTTTCAATGCTTTTTTATCATTGATTGATCCGTCCCTAACCATCTGTTGATATATTACCATAGGAATCTCTGCAACATGACGAAATTCTTTGCCTGGTTTATACTCAGACAAATTTTTTACATAGTCTAGGGTGGGTTGTATGTTTTGTTTGGTATGACAAATCATCTTATCATCTTCAGTAGCAAAGATGTTTTCACTATTTTTAGAATAATCTAATACAGTTTTTGTTGCCATAATAAAGTGTGGGGGCATACACCCCCACATTACTAGCTATTAACCAGCGTCAGTTGATGAAACTTTAACATCAGCAATAATACCATGTGCTGCTTCATTCTTCATTTCAAGTCCGTATTCTACGACTATCATTTTAGTTTGAGCGTCACCGATTGTGCTTATGTCAATGGTTTCAAAATTTCTGAGGTATGCTACACCAGCAAATTCTGGATCTAACAGATGAACTGCTTGTTCTCTACTTCTGTTTGATGGCACAACTTGTAGTTCGCCAAAATCACCTGAGTAGATAGATACAGATGCTTCAATAGTGTTTGCATCCACAAACTGTCTAGCTTGTGATCTACCTGTGAAACCAGAAATAACAGATTTGTTATATGGTCCGCACATTAAGATTGATGGTTCAGCACCATTTGTAAAACATTGTTGCTGAACATCTTTAAGCATATCTTCAGTTAAATCTCTTCTTGTACCATTGGTTCTAGCAGCAGAAGCAGATCCGTTTGCGCCGTCAGATGCTTTGTTCACATTGGTTTGATACCAAGTTTCTAAAGACCTTGTTTGACGCGCAGCTGAAGCTGTACCTGTTACTTTAGCAATATTCTGTGTAAGGGCTTCTTCCATATCTCTTTTGAGGGCTTTTGCCATCAAAGCTAATTGGTGAGCCATTTCAGAATTTTTGCCAGCAGCATCAGATGCTTCTTGCGATCCTGTTACTGTTGCATCTCTTGAAGAGATCATACATACATTAGATTCTCTGACAGTAGCAGTAGAAGCTGATCTACTTAACTCAAAACCCTCTAACTGACCAGTTGAGGATGGAGTTGGTAGGCTTTCTGTTTGCCAGTCAAAGACCACGTTACTTACATTACTTGTACCGACACTTGATAAAAAAGGTGTTTGCATTGGTGATATGTTATAGATTATATCACTTAGCTGTTCCCTATCAGCGGTAGCAGTATATGTATCAAAAGCGTTAGTTACTTTTGCCATTTTTTTACTCCTTAAAAATTATAATATTTTTTCAAATACTTTAGCCGCATCTGTAATTTTTCCAGACTTAGCCAACCTTTGTTTTGCTTTAGTCACAGGAGTTGCCGTTTTTGGTCGGTTTGTCGTACCAGGTCGTGCCACCTTTCTTGCTGGTGCTTTTTGTGTTGGTTTTTTCTTTGTGGCTGCAACTGTTTTAGAGTTAAGCCAAGCATTTCTCAAACCAAGTAAAGCACGATAATCATAAACCTGTTGTATCTCTTGCGGTGTATATTCCAACACTTTAATAGCATACTCGCTTATAGCAGCTTTTTCTTTAGCAGCAACCTCTGGGTTTTGCCATTCTGGGATAAGTTCCATGAGTCTTTGATTGCCGTATTCAACTTGTTGTTTTATAAGTTGTTGCTGTTTTTGGATTTCTTCTTGTTTGATTCTTTCCTGTTCAGCACTTACTGCGTTCAATTTTTCTTTTTTTTCATCCCAAAGTTGCTTTTCGCGAACATAACCAACAGGATCATCTTTATAAAGTGTGTCCCAGTCTGGCTCGTTTGCCATTTCGCCCTTCAATTGGGCTTCCATCTTCGGTAACAACTGCGAATAAATCGCATCCCTTTGCGCTACTTCTTTGGCTTGCTCTTCAACAGTTTTTCGTTGTTGAGAGAGTTCTTGTGTTTTGCGCGTATAATCTTGCTGACGAGAATAGCCATTGATAAGTTCTTCTTGCGTGACCTGCTGTTCTATTCCGTTTACATTAACTGTAAACATCTGAGGTTGCTCGATTTCCTCATCAATATTTGTTTGTTCTTCATCTAAATTTTCGTCCTCTTCTATAGGTTCTTCTTCAACTTCTACATCTTCTTCAAGATCTTCTGTTTCTGTTTCCTCTATTTCAGGGACATCTTCGGTAGGTGTTTCCACCACCTCAACTTCTTCGTTTACTTGCTCTTCTTCCTTATCCTCTTCGGGGGTTAAAAAACTTTCAAACATAGCGGTAGTTGTTTCGCCTTCTGTTTTAAGTGCAGTCGGTTTTTCCGTTGTTGCCATATAAATACTCCTTTACTGTATTTATGAATATTTTAAACCAATATTCTACAAAAAGGGAATATTTATCCTATATTTCTAATTTTGTTGATGTGTGTTTTTGTGAGTTTACCTTTTTCTACCATAATGCGTAGATGCCTTTCTACTTCAGGTAACAATAGTAATGATCTGTGTAAATCTTCTCTGATTTGTGTATCTTTGATATCTCTGGTATTTAACCAAATATTTGTATATTCGTTTTTTAAATTTTCTAGTGCTTCTTTAAAAACATCAGAATCTAGTATTGCTTCAGCTTGTGCAGCTTTTACAGCTTCTTCATGCGTTATGCTCATGCAAATAAGCCCATTGGATCTTGACGCTCTATTGAAAATCTGCCACCAGTAGGTCCTTGTTGCAAATCAAAAAGACCTTGTTCAAGACTTGCTAATCTTTGATCAAAAGGTGTCAAATCAGGCATCATTGGCATTGTTGGTATATCAATGTTTTGTATTGCTTGGTCAATATCTTTTTGTGTTACAAATTTTGAAACATCTGGTATCTCAGGCATATCTTGTCGTTCTATAGACAATCTACCTCCAGTAGGTCCTTGCGATAACAAAGTATCGATTTCGTCCCTTGATATAAATTTTGTCAAATCTGGTTGTTCTTGTGGTGGTATCAATGATGCTATTTCATCACGCAAACCTTGTCGCAAAACATCTACATCTATTTGCGGTATAAAATTAAAGCCGCCTAAAATATCCCTCGGCGGTGGAAAACGCATTTGATCTTGAAGTATTGTTATATTGTCACCTCTCCCACCACCAATAATATTGGGTGGTAGTTGTGAATAATCAGGTGATGTATCATCCATAATTATATCTTGTTGCACAGGTGGTGTAACTGTTGTTGTTACAGGTGCATTTAAATCCATTTGTGTAAAACCGCCTGGTTGATCTGGAGAAAAACTTACGCCTGGTGCAATAACTTGTTCCATAGGAAGTCCTCCAGCTATTGATCTAGCATAATTAAAACCGCTTACAAAGTTTGGATCAACAGTCGGTGTGACAACTGGTGGTCGATTTATTGGTGGTAAACCATCTTCTCTTATATTTGGTGGTAACATTCCTATTGACATATCTATATCGTACTCCAATCCTCTCCTGTAAACAATAGCGATTCTGCTTCTCTTCTTCTTACTAAACCTTGTAGCACCTTGCCACCAGCTTTATTCCATCTTTTAATTTGTGCTGGTACGCCTTCATAATCTTTTGAATTTAAAACTTTCAATAAAGTTGAGGCTTTTAAATTTGCTGGTCCAAGGTTAAATACCCATGATACTAATGCATCAAATTGATTTTGTTTTAAATCAACTTCTACAAGATCATTTATATAACCTTCATATTCTTTCATTTCATGCAACAAAAGATCGTCAGCTTCTTCTTGCGTTATAGTGTCGTTTTCTTTTACACCTTTAGTAGAACCATATCCTATAGTCCATACACCTGCTGCACATTTATAAGCCTCTAACTCACAGCCCTCAAATTTTTTTATCAAGGCTAAACCTTCTTGTGAAATTTCCATATTACTCCCCCCAGACTTTTGTTTTTGTTCCGCCGTCATAGTCAACGGCAAGATTTTCTTTTTTAAGTAATTCAGCAACATTTCCTTGTTCGCAAAATATATCGCCTAATACTCTACCATATTTATCAGTACCATACGATTTCAATGTTATATCGCCAACTAACCATTCTTTTAATTTTGATTTAGCAAGCAATCCAAGTTCTTTTTCTTTTGTTCTATGTGGTTGTCTTTTTGTGTTTATTCTTGATTCTGGCGTATCTATGCCTGCTATACGAACAGATTTATTGTGTAGTTGCACGGAAAAACCAAGATCAATGCTTTTTAAACGAACAGTATCGCCATCAATAACTTTCTGTAAAGTTACTTTATATACAAAAGCGTCTGGGTTTGTCATTTATCGTCAGACGAGTGTGATGCACCAAAATAAAAAGATATGATTGCACTAGCCAAGCCTCCCAAATAACCAAGCACTAAATTAATAAGTGCCTCGCTGTTCTGTTCTGGTGGTTGTAGTGTTACTAAAAATATGTATCCAAGAAAACCGCCTATTGTAACCAAACCTATAATTCTTGCAGTCCAGTCTTTACTGAACATACTTCTTGCATTTTGTTTATCTTGTGTTTCTAGTTTAAAAACATCAACATCAAGTTCCTTCATTTTAACTTCAAAGTCTTGTTCGGCTTTTTTAAGTTCAAGCATCTGTTCTGGTGTTGCGTTTTGTATTGCTTGTTGTATAGATTTTTGATCGTTTGGCACACCAAGAACATCTGCAATCATGTTTGCGGCCATGCCACCCATAGGTCCACCTAAGGCTGTTCCAAGAGTAGGTGCTACTGTACCAACTATATTTTTAAGTATATTTTTCATATTAAACCAACATTGATGTTACAACTGCTATAGACAAAGCGCCAAGAAAACCAAACACGCCAAAGGTTGCAGTTTTTATTGTTAAATTAATTCTAGTGATTTCTTCTTTAATGTCTGAAAATTCATTGAAAGCAGTTTTCCAACGCTCGTGTGATATTGTTTCTAACTTTGTAAGCCTTTCTGCAACATCTTTGACTGTCATTTTTTTTATTGTCATCAGACTGTATATATTTTTAAATTATCTTTTTTACCTTTTACTTTTATAGGTTTAAGTGATTTTAACTCAAAATCACAATTTTTTGCAGTATTTTCACCAATCAGTATATCTTCGCCAACTTCTTTAGTTGCTGATTCAAGTCTTGCGGCTGTATTTACTGCATCACCAATAGCAGAATAATCAAACCTAGTATCTGATCCCATGTTGCCTATGACTGCTTCGCCAGAGTTGACACCAATACCAATTGCAACTGGTTCTGGTAAAGTTTTTTGTAATTTATGTATAGCTGTTTTCATATCTTGTGCGCAAGCTATTGCTCTTTTCTCATGTTCATCAATGTCAAGCGGTGCATTAAATATTGCCATACAAGCATCACCTATAAATTTATCAACCATGCCACCATGCGCTTGTATGCAAGTTACCTGCTCTGTCAAAACTTTGTTCATAATATCTGTCACTTGTTCTGGTGATAATTTTTCAGATAGATTTGTAAAACCTCTGACATCTGTAAATAAAAAAGTGCAGTATCTTTTTTCACCACCAAGTTTTAAAAGTTCTGGATTGTCTTGTAATTGTTTTACTTGTCTAGGATCAAGATAGTGTTCAAATTGTTTTTTGATCTGCTGACGCAATTTATATTGCTTTTGGTAGTTTAAATAGAAAGCAATAGTAGATGTGAAGATTTGTGATACAAAAGTCCATGAAAAATCCAATAAAATACCTTTTTGGATGCTAAAAACGCCTGAGAAGCCCGTAGTGAGCAAGAAAATTACAACTATACTTGCACCCTTAACTACATTGAAATAATTGATTGTGAGCCATGTCAGAGTGACAAAAATCGTCAAAATCAAAATTTCGGCCGCTTTTGACCAATCAGGTATGTATGGAGAGTTCTGTACAAGTATTGATTCAGATAATGCAGCTTGAACCTTGTGTGGTTCTACTAAACCAACTGGAGTTGCAATTTGTGGCATAACACCATTTGCAGTTACGCCAACAAAAACAAACTTACCTGCGACATACATTTCTTTAAGAGTAGTTTGTGGAGTATCAACCCAGCTAATCCATTTACGACCAAAACTATCTGTTTTGACTGGTGGTATTCCTCGTATTGATATTTCTTCAATACCATTATCATTAGTTTTTATAATGTAAGTTTCTACGCCTAGTAGAGATTTATATATTTGCGTTCCAAAACTTGGTATCCATTCGTTGTTTGGTGTTTTAACTAATAAAGGTATTTTGCGAACTAGATTATCAACATCTGTGGGAGCAACGGCTAAACCTTGTAAAGCGTGGTTTGATAGTAGAGGTAGGTTTTCCTTCACTCCCGAAGAAATTATACCACCATTATCATTACCAATAACAACTGTGCCTGGTGAACTTGGATAGTTGCCTTTGCCATCTTCAAACATAGCTAAAACAGATGGAGCAAACTTTAATGATTCTGCAAATATTTCATCACCGCCCATACGATCAGCTTGCGGAAAACTAACAACCCAGCCAACACCTATTGCACCATTATTAATTAAATCTAACTGAATCTCAGCTAATCTTTGTCTTGGTAATGGCCAACCACCTTCACGCTCTATATCATCCTCAGTAATATTTAGTATTACAAAATTGCCCGATTCTTCTGGTGTTTTTACAAAAGCATCAAACACTTTTAGTTTTAGTATTTCTGTAGGCGTTGATTCAAAGATCAAAGGCAAAGAAAGTAACATAAGTAAAGGTAATAATAGTTTGTTCATTTAATTACTCTGAGTGATAGTAATTATACTATCGCTACCTCCATTTATTTTAATGACATTAGATACACCATCTTGTATCAAAATTACTGTATAAGCATTACTGCCATTGACATCAACTCTTACGCTTTCATTTACCTGCCTACGCAAACTGACAACATTACCTGTAATCAAAGCGGTTATTTGTGTGTCTGGATCTTTACCTAGCAAAGTACCAACAATTTGTGTGCTTGTTGCTTGTGCTAACACATCTTCATCTTCATCTATTGCCAAGGCATCTAATACATTAAGCAAATCTTCAAGAAAGTTTACATCAAGATAATTAATATCAAGTTCAGTAAATTCTAAACTATCATTCTCTAAATAATCTTTTGCTAAATAATCAATATCAAGATCATTAAAATCTAAAACACTATCTGCTCTTGTTGTAGTGGTTTCTTCTTGGACTAACGCTTCTTCTTTTGGCGGTGACACTATCAACATATTATCAATAATATCTAGTGTCAGATCCAAAATAACTGGTTTAGTAGGTGCTGATTCAAACACGCTTACAGTAGTTGCTTCGTAGGGTTTGTTAAGTATGACAGTTCCCATAGCTGTAACAACTTCTATTTCACCACTAGATAAACCAAAAGGATCTGGTAAAAGAATAATTAAACTTCTGCCAAGTTCATCTACAGTTGCAGTAAAGTCTGTACCACGAATAGCTATGTTAGCTGTAGGTGTTTTAAGAGAAATATTTTGTTTATCTATACGATTTAGATTGCCTGTAATAAACCTAGCTGTGCCAAGACCAAAGGTGAGTGCCATCTTTGCTTTACTAGGATCTGGGTCGTAGATGTATTCGTCAATAAGTAATTTAGACCATTCAGTAAGTTTGACAGTAGATTTATCAAGAAAGGTTATTGCCATACGGCCATCTTTTGTTATGGCTTCATCATTACTTTGTATAGCAAAATCAACATCAGCAACATAGGATTTATCTCTGACTATTTCGGCCGTGCCGTTTAGTTCAGATATATCTCCAATATCAACAGCTTGTGCTTGTACCCTGGTCGTTTTGAATGACGCAAACAGTAGAAGCAGCAGTACCAGAAATGGATATGATTTTAAGCCAGTCATTGTCTTGTGTGCTTAGTTGTGAAACATTAAATGTTCTTGATCCGCCTGTATGGTCCAAGTAAAAATATCCACCAGCTGATGCAGTTACGCCTGTTCCTGTATAAGTTACTGTATTGTCAGATCCATCAATATCCATATAGTTGGTAGCGCCATCTATATTAATATTTGATGTAACAGTATTATTAGATCCGTTTATAATCCAATCTAAGTCTAGTTGTGAAGCCAAAGCAGTTGTGCCTTGATTTAGAGTGAATGTGTTGCCACTTCCTGTGACATCAACATTTTGGTTTGATCCGTCAGAACTATAAGTATCTGTTGGATCTACTTGAATAGTAAAAGTATTAGTGCCACCATCAAACTCATAAAAACCTGTAAAAGTATCAGCAAATATGTCACCTAAGAATTTGTTACTACCACCGATCATGTTTATATCTAATGTCATGGTATTACCATCTAAATCAAAAGGATTTAGACTACCTGCTGTAGAGTTAAGACCGCCAATAATATTTGATATACCAAGTTGTTCCAGATTTATGTTTGCACCTGTACCTGATTGATCTATATAAATTTCATTGTCAGCCGCGTATGTTGTCAATGCAGTCAGCATCACAATCAGGCTTATCAATTGTTTCATGTTTTAATTCTACTCCTTCATTATTACTTTGTAAAACCCAAAAACCTTTTTCATAACCTTGTTCTATAATCTCTAAGACAGCACCCTCTATAGCTTTCATCAAAGCTATGGTTGATGATTCGTTGCTAGCGTTACCAAGTTCTATTTCTACTAACTCGGTGTTTGCCTCTATAAACCTAAATACATCTTCTGATTTACCATAACTAAATATGGTTTTTTGACTCAATACTTCTAGCAAAACTTCACCAGTTGCAACAGAAACCATACGCAAGCTAACAGTAATATTATCTTCTCTGTATTGTACGCTATTGCCAATGCCTAAATATCTTGCACCAACACCGCCGCTTTCTAAATTAGCTTCATAAGATATAACAGCGCCTTCAATCAATATACCAGCAAACAACAAAGGTCTTAGTGCTTTTTTCTTTTCTTCTTCTGTTGCTGTTTGTTCTCTTGCTGATCTAATTAGTTGACGCTCTTTGGTTAAATTATCTAAACCAACTCGTTCAACAACTCTAAAAAACTTGCCGTCTCCAGCGTGTTTCAATGCTCTAATTAGCAAAGCGTTTGGTTGTTGTGTTATAGCTGTACTAAACAAAGCAAACTCACTATTGCTTTTTCTTTGTCCTGTCTGATCTGTGAAGGCTGTAGGATAAACCGCCACTACAGGACTTACTAGGGGAATTGCTGCGTTTTTTAACTCAGGTGATTGCAAGTCCTGTATTGACGCTACATCTTTTGCTTCAAACCTTTGCTCATAGGTATCGTCTAGTTGGTAAAATAAAGAACAACTAGAAAGTAAAAGTACCGATAGGTATAACGATAGTTGTGACTGTTCCATCTGACTCAGTTATTGTAAGGGTTAATGTTGTGCCATCACTTGTATATTCTATGGTATTACCCTCTAAAGTTATAGTGCCAGAGCTTTGTGGTGTTTCACCAAATAAATTATTTACTAACTGTCTTGATAGTTCTGCATAGACTCTTGATTCAAGATTACGCATAAATCTAGCAAGTGTAGAGTTTTCTTTGTCCCTTTCTATTTCATCTTGTAAGGCTTTTATTTCTTCTTTTATTGTAAGTTTGCGAGTATGTTCTTGGTTTTCTATAGTTAGGTAATGACTTGATGTGCCTATGCCATTAAAACTTGGCGACTTAAATTTATGAACTATCTGATCTGCTTTTATATTTATTGCAATCATACTAATAAATAATAAAAATCCTATAACACATACTGCGTATAAAATTCTTAGCTTTTCTAATTCTTCAGCTTGTATTTGTTTTTTAGTCTTTCCTTTGGTCATCCCTGTCCGCCTTTGCTAATTTTTCTATATCAATCAAGTTTGGAACACCTAACAAGGTTTTTAACAAAACATCTTGTCTAATACTTTGATTGTCAACGGCTCTAACTCTATCAATGAGACTTACAATAATACCATATTGACTGTCTAATTTAGTTGTCACGCGTTCTTCCATAGTATCTAAACTTGTTTGTACCTTGTCATCTAAGGTATCTAACTTAGTTTCCATACCATCTATGATCCTGTTGATAAGTTTCCAAACAAAAACTCCAAGACCAAGCGCTGCCGCTATTGGAAAACCAACCTCGGTAATTAGTGCAACAGCATCGCTCATTTATGAGTCTTTATAACTGCAAAGTCTGCTGTTTGTGAAGCCCCTTTGTGTGGCACAAACTTACCTTTGTTTTTCATCAACTTGTAAGATTTACCAACTTTCATAAAGTGGTAGCCTTTTGGTGCTTTTACTTTCATTACTTTTTCTTTTTCTTTTTGGCTCTTAGTTTTGCAAAATCAGCACCCGTAATTTTATTACGAGGCTTTGCTACCCGAGCAAGTTTTTTTTGTTTGGGTGAGTATTTTTTAAATGGCATAATTATTTACCTTTTTTCTTTTTACCTTTTTTTTTCTTTTTTCCTGCGTGATACATTACTTCTCCTTTTTCTTTTTAGTTGTTTTTTTAACTCTAACAGTTTTGTAAGCCTCGTTTACATTTGGTGTGGACTTATCATCTGCAACATAGTGACCTTTTTTATTTCGCGCTCTTACCTTTACTTCTTCTGTACCAGTAAGATTGTTCCAAAATTTCTTAAAAATATTCATTTTATTTAGTCTCCTCATCATCAGAATCTTGTAATTCATTAGTTTGTTCATCAACTTCTTCAACAACATTTTCTACAATGTTTTCTGTCGATTCAGCTACAGTTTCAATGACGCCACTTACATCCTCTAAAGCAGAACTTGTTATGTTTCCTGCTGTTTTGACAGTTGAGTCTATAACGCTTGTTGTTAAATCTTTACCGCCATCTATAACTGCACCTACAGTTGCACATGATGTTATAAATACAGCACCTATTAGTATTACTAAATGTTTCATATTATTTATCCTTTGCTTTTAAAATGTTTAATGCGCACCAATCAATAACCTTATAAAGTTTTGACAACCACCAATCACCTTGCGGTGTTGGTGTAACAGCAGCAATAAATGATGCTATTGCTATTATTGTGCATACCCAAGTAAATATATTAATTACAGTCATATTTTATCTCCTTTTTGTTTTTTTTAATATGGTTTTTACATTTGTTGGTTTACCACCAACGCCTTGTTTTACAGCTCGCTTTCTTCTTACTGCACTAGCTATTTGTTTTTTTGTCATCCTGGCAGCTTTTGCTTTGGGTACACATTTTGGGTATTTTCTTTTGCGATCAGATTTAAGTTTTGATCTGCCACACTTTTTTTTTTTTTTTTTTTTTTTAGGCGCACCAATATCTACCCATTCTTCTTCAAACCATTCTTTGAGTCCTTTGGCCATTATCTATACCCGCCGCCTCTTTTCTTGTATTCACGAACCAACCAAGCGTTTGCATAAGCACTTGGATATACCTTAAATTTTCTTTTTGCTTCAGCTTTCACTCTGGAATATAGAGTTGGGTTTGTAGGAGTTGGACCTTTTTTCTTTTTTGCCATATTAATTTACCAGTTTTTACAAGACCAATATCTTGCTGTTAGTTTACTTGGTGGACTTGTGTCGCACTTATGTCTAGCCCTAAAAGATTTTCTTCTAGCTGGACTGCCTTTTTTGATTTTCATGTTTGGATCGCCAAAGCGAATAAGTTTTGTTTTATCACCTTGTTTTGCTAGAACAGCAAACTTCTTTGATTTACCAGGCGTTCTTTTTGGTTTGTTGTAACCGCTAAATCTTTCGCCTCTATATGTTATTGCCATTAATGTAACCTCTGTTCTTCTATAAAAATCACTTTTGAATCTTCTTTTATCTCACCTCCAGATAAAATTGTCAAAATTTGTAACGCGTGATCTTGGTTTTTGGCCATTATATCTTTTGCTATATAAACTAAATCTCCTTCAAGAACTTCTAAATTATATATTTTGTGTTGGCACATTGTTTGTAAACAGTCCTTGGGCTTGATTCTTTGCAGTCTGTCTTATGACTTCACGATCTCGCTCCATAATAGCGTTGATTTCAGCAATATTTATTTGTGATCCGTATTTACCTTGTAATTCTATTGCTTTCAATCGGATCTGGGCCTCTTCTATGTCCCTTTGTCTGTCATCATCCATAATTATTTTCATTCTGTCTGTTTCAGCGTCTATGATTGCTTTTTGTGCCAAGTTTTGCGCTTTTTGTGCTTCAGCAGTAGCTAAAATTTCTTCCGCAGACGGCTTTTGTGCCTCTGGCGGGGTGGGTGGTAGTGGCGGAACTTCTGTATTTATGAAGGATTGTGCGTCCTGGAAGCCTGCCATTTCGATCATTCTGGTCAAAGTATTGGCATATTGTTGTAAATTTACCAAAGGATTGTTTGGTCCAAGCGTAGTCATTATTTGCTCTTGTTTGCCAGCTAAAGAACTAAGGACTTGGAACTTTTCTTCGTCAGATGACTTAGATATGGCTACATTGACTACAATATCCTTGTCATTGTCCCAATATCTTGGATCAACTGGTACAAATTTGCCGTTTAATCTAAAGACATCTTGTGCGTTTTGGTGCTTGATTACTAGATTATTGACTGTTTTAAACATAGTTTTTAAACCACCTTCTGCAAAATGCCTACAAATAAGTTCTACTCTGCCTTGCGCACCGCTCATAGTTGCTGATACAGCTGCTTTGGTTGTAGATTGCAGGGCATCTGCGTTTAATCCAGCGCTTGCCTTTGATACACCAGTTCTGTTTTCTTTTTGTTCATCTAAATAACCAAGAACAGGAAAGGCCTCTTTACCTACAAAAGGTACTGCAAAAGGTTGCACCATGCCTGGCGCTCTCATTCTGATTGGTTGTCCTATATCTGTGTTCAATACATCATCAATATTGACTTGTCCTTCAACAATACCCATTCTTGGGAAGATTGAGTGACCAAGCGAATCTAAAGTATCACGCATAATTTGTGACTTAGCTGCTTGAATGGGTTTGAGATAGTCAGCTGGACATGAGCCGATAGCTGTATGTGGTTCTGGATCAGGACAAAACATACATATTGGCAGATCATCCCATTGTTCTACCATCAAAACATGAAGTCCGTCACCAACAGTACATACTCTTACACGCTCGTCTATGCCGTCATTATCAAAATCAAAAAATAAATAATGCTCAATGTATAACACATCTTTACCGCCTGGGTCGGCTCTATCTGGATACACCATATTGTCGTATGGGTTTCTTGCTTCTTGTTCTTCGTAGCTTTGTGGGTCAATAGCGCTACCGCCATAGCCAGCGTACTGCATCATTTCTTCTTGGTCATACCCCATGGCAACTAAATCAGATACAGACTTAATCATGCGGTGTGCAACATAAGATGAAGTTTCAAGATCGCGTGCGTGTCTTGATATTAATACTTCTTCTGGTGGTATTGCTTCAATGCATACTTGGTCTTTTGGCATAAGCCTTCTGATAGTCAAATCATAACTGGTAGGAATCTCTTGGGTAATCTCTTCTTCTGTTACAGGGTCAATCGTAGTAATAGATTCTTTGGTTGCTTTTTCTTTTAGTACCTCAACATTTTTATCAAGTATCAAGGCTTGGTAAGACTGCGGATCTAAGTCTGTGTATTCGTGGGTGCTGGCCATAACGCTGTCATCCCAGAACACCTTGACAAAGCCTGTTTTTCTAACCAGCGCATCTTTGAATACTTCATACAAAACTTTGAAACCAGGATTCTTTTGTTGAATGATGTAATTAATATAATCTGTTTGTTGTTCTGCTAGTGGTATATCTTCTGGACCTTTTGGCACAAACTCTACAATCTTTTTAGTACCAAAGAATGTTCTCATAATCGAGGGCAACATAAACAGTACGCTTTCTCTTACATCTGTTGATACAAACTCAGACTGCACACTTG